GCGCCTGTGTAATGTCTACCATATTTACAATATTGACGCTGAGAGAAACCTTTTGGTTTATTACAATTTATACTTTTTTTATATTTTCGAGACCATTTTCCTCCCTTTAATTTATATATTTTTTTCCTACCAATTTTACGTGTTTTTGGTTTTATTTTTTTACATTTAGTATTGATCCATTTCATAAAATTATCTATGTTTCTCTCTTGAAATCCAGCATCTTCAAATGTTTCAACCTTGCTATTTTTAGATAAATATAATATAGTTGGAAAACTATTAACCTTATAGTTTAAATTATTTAATTGAGGTAAATGTGTTCGTTCTATATCACCAATCAAAATATTTTTATCTTGTTTTTTAAATATGTTTTCTATTTTTGCCCATTCTGGTTTCATTTTCATACAAGGATTACATCCTTCCATATAGATTAGTAAAAAAACCTTTTTTTTAGGGATCGATTGGTTTAGATCTCTAGCATTTTCTTCATTAAAATGAACTACTGACATATAATAAATAAAGAAAAAAATACTATTCTTTTTTATCCTTATTTATATATATGACTACATTAACTTTTTTATTCATTTTATTATTTTTAATAGGATTATATTTTTATGCAAAATGTGCTGATCCAGATTATCAAGAAGGTTTAACCAATCGCGATAATGGACAAAAATGCCCGAATATGTTAATTCAAAAAGATAGTAGATTTTTTTTATATAACTCACGCGTTGCAAAAGTTCCAGGAGTAAACCCAATAGAATTTGAAAATTTAGAAGATTATACAGAGTTTTTAGAGTGGCAACGTCATCAAGGGGTTAAGTGTCCGGTTTTATATTTACAACACGTTTACGATGCTCAAGGTAATCCTGTTTATAAAGTTAGACCCGGAGTTACAGAACAACAAGGTGGATTACCTCCCAGCTATGCGATGCCTCGCGGAATCGCTAATTCAAATGGTGATGTTATTATGGAAAGTACATTAGGTACGGAAGGTGCGAAGGCATATCCGAATCCGATGTTATTGGTAGATGCCGGAAGAAATGATCCTCCATATAATAAAAATTCAGTACCAAGTTTTGACCAATCATCTTTTTATGTAGGAACTACTACACCACTGGATGCGATGGATATCATACAAGAACAAAAACATGTCAGTCCTAATGCGATGGATCCTAACTGGGGAGGAATGAAATATACACAATCGCTTATAGATAAAGGATATTATAAAGATAATGAGGTTAGTATTAAGGTTGATTGATAACTCCTGCTATATTATATATTTTATATATTTTTATAAAATATATCAAACCATCGAAGATATATGAGAGACAAATTCTATATATTTATGTTCTCTGTAATTGTCCATTACGTCATCCACATAAAAATTTAAACAGAATTTAACCTCTGAAACCTTTTTTAAACCCCTTTGGCGCGATTTGTTGTTGACTCTTTGTTCCTGTGCGTCAGGGTTTTATTCGCTTTCGGTGACCATAATGTTTCTGATTTTTGGTTATGATAACATCATTATATGATTTATTATTAGATTTAATTGGTTCTGAATTATCTAGAAAATCTTCTAACCGTACCGGACGAGAAAATGTGGATTTGTCGCATTCGTTCATTATATTACCTCGCGATTACCTTTAAATTATTTATATTATTGTATAAAAAAAAATAAAAATAACAGATTTTATCAAATTTTTACGTTTTTTTTTTCCGAAAGTTTTTTCAGAAATTCAAAAATGGACAAAAAAAATGTCCAATTTTCCATTGGGGAAATACTTTTGCAAAAAACGAAAAATTTGTGACTGAAAAAATTCTTATGCTCTGGTTACTAAAAAAATGATTCAAAAAATGTGAGCATAATTTTTAAATTTGAATTTGAATTTTATGAAAAAAGGATTTAGGCGTTTTTTATCTTCGTAAGATATAGACGAAAATGACGAACATTTTTACGCCAAAAAACGCCTCAAAATTTGAGTGTAAAAAATGCAACTTTGGATGCTCTAAGAAATGTGATTACCAACGTCATTTATCTACTGCAAAACATAAAATACGAACAAATACTATAGAAAAAACGCCAAAAAACGCCACATCATGTTACAAGTGTAATTGTGGAAAAATATATAAACATATTTCATCCCTATGGAATCATAAAAAAAAATGTAATATTGAAGATAATATCATACCTGATTGCCAAGAAGAATTAGTAGTTGATAAAGATTTAGTATTGAATGTATTGAAACAGAATAATGATCTTATGAGAGAAAATAATGATTTTAAACATATGCTAGTAGAAACCCAAACACAAATGATGGAGTTATTGAAAAATGGAACACATAATACAAATAGTCATAATAAGAATTTTAATTTGAACTTCTTTTTGAATGAAACTTGTAAAAATGCGATGAATATTATGGATTTTGTTAATTCCTTACAATTACAATTGAGTGATTTGGAAAAAATGGGGGATGTTGGTTACGTGAATGGAATGTCTAATATTATTATTAAAAACTTAAAAGATATGGATGTTACCGAGCGTCCAGTACACTGTACAGATATGAAACGTGAGGTATTATACGTGAAAGATGAAGATAAATGGGATAAAGAAACGAGTGAAAAACCGAAAATTCGTAAAGCAATTAAATATGTTGCACGTAAGAATGCGCGATTATTACAAGAATTTAAGGAGAAACATCCTGATTGTAATAAATCAGAGTCCAGGTATTCCGATACTTATAATAAGTTAATGATTGAAGCGATGGGGGGGAAAGGTGGAGACGAAGAACAAGAAAGTAAAATAATTAAGCGATTAGCGAAAGAAACAACAATTGATAACTAATTCTATAAAAAAATAAAATAAAAATGTTATATAAATATAATATATAAATGTCGTCTACTTTTACATATTCAGATGCTAGTACTACTTCAAGTAACGATACTATAATTACAACTAGCAGTTATTCTATAATTATAAAATGATGATATAAACAGCTAAATATATTACTTTACAAAAAATATTATATTTATTTACTATCAACATATTTCATAACGGCATTTAGAGCAACTTGTGACTTGAATAGAGCATTCAGTGTTTGAACAGTTTTTTGTGGGTTGGATGGATCGACTGATAAAACCGTTTTTAACATGAGATTATTAATCAAGCCTTCCATATTCATAATAGCAGATTCATAATCGGTGCTATATTTACTTATAAGAAGTTGGTCATCTAATTTTACAGATGCTGCTTTAATTTGAGATGCAAACTGCTTCGCATTTCCTGCAAAACCATTACCACCGCTAGAATCATCGGAATTTGACGATCTCATTCCTTCTTTTGTATTAAAATCCATTTTCAACTTATTAAAGTCTAAATTCTTAAAGTCTACATATAAACAAATAATATATATAATAAATCCTATACCGATTAGACTAAATAGAAAGGTTAAATCTCTGTTCATTTGTATATAATATATTTTTATTTTTTCAAAAAAATGATTTAACTAATTGACTTTATATATATTATAGTTATAAATATGATATCTAAATGGATCCGTAAAACTATTCAATTATTTAAAACAACTGCATCACCAATAACATTAGGAAGGTGGAATAATAATCATACAAATTACCAAAAAAATAAAAAAATTGATTGGTCAAATCATGATCACTGTGGACCTTGTGGTAACTTGAATATACCAAAAAATGATAAAAATGATAAAAATGATAACAGTCCTAAGTAATTAAAAATTTTTGTAATATATCGCCAACATTCTTATTAATTTTTCTGGAGTCTCCTTTTTTATTTGTATAAGTTATATTTTTTAAACAGTTGGTGTCTTTTTTTAATTCATCAATAATATTAGTAATAGATTTATATTTTTCTAAAATAGCTTTTGCGGTAGTCGAACTAATACTGGGTATTTGACATAACATAATTTCGTTTATATTTTCAGGGGTTATATTATCTTTTTTAACCTTTTTAACTACATTTATATAATCCTTACATGTAGCAGGTTGTGTATGTTGATTATTTTCACTATAATAAGACATATCTTTATCATTTTCTTTTCCAATTTTATTGGTACTATTTAAAATATAAAAAGCGGTTTCTTCTAAAGAAAACGTACGGATTACAGAAAATCCCTTATAATAATTTAATGAGAGAATCGCAGAATGAACAGTCTGTTTATCGTTAGATTTATTTAAAAAACTTTTAGGACGATTTATATCTCCTTCGATTATATAAATAATATTATGATTATGGTGTTCATATGAGGTTAATCTATAGGATTGTTCTTCATATCTACCGTCTTTTATGCTAGATAATAAATCATTTATAGATTTTCTCTCGATTAATAGTTTAATAGATTCTTTGGAGTTTTCGATTATAATATCTCCGATAGGCAATGATATGATTTCTATTTTTATATCTTTGAATCGTGGGATTTCTTCCATCATTTTATGAATTTGTTTGATCAAATCATGTTCTCTACAATCGATTTTAATTTTCATATCATAATTAAAATGTTATTATTAAATTATTTTATAAATAAATACTTTAATAATAAGATATCTAACCCATATTACCACCGATGGTTGCTTTATAACCTGTTTTTTGTGTTTGAACGGTTCTGTTAGGAACACACCTGAGAGGCATAGATAACACAGATCCAACCAACATAGGGTTATGTTGATTAAAGAAATACCCTGAACTTGGTGCTAAACCTGCTTTTTTAGGACCACCACAAACATTAGTTCTGTTTACAATAGAGGCAGCATTTCGTGCACTTTTACTTCCGGACATATACACCATTTTATACATTACTGCGATATTTTTTTTTTCTAAATAATATAATTAAAAACAAATTAAAGTCATTATTTGATTAATATTATATGTCAGAATTTAAAAATGGTAATCACGACGATGATATAATTGTTTCTGAAGAGGGACTAGTTTTTAATCCTTTTAATCCATTGAATATTAAGATTAAATTGAACGATGTTCAATCTATTCTTACTAAATATAATATTCCAGCAACAGTCGATAACATTAGTCTATATGAAAGAGCATTTGTTCATAGATCTTATGTAAAAAGACCTGATTATGAAAACGCTCAACAGAATATAACTATAGTAGAACGCCCAGACAATTGTTTACCATTAAGTAGTAAATCAAATGAGCGTTTAGAATTTTTAGGTGATGGTATTTTAGAGGCTATTACCAAGTATTATCTATATAGAAGATTTCCAAAAGAAAATGAGGGGTTTATGACTGAAAAAAAAATAGCAATTGTTAAAAACGAAGCTATTGGGAGAATTGCATATGAAATGGGACTACATAAATGGCTTATATTGTCGAAACATGCTGAAGAAAAAAAGATTCGAACGAATTTAAAAAAGCTAGGCTGTTTATTCGAATCTTTTATAGGAGCACTTTTTTTGGATTTTAATAAAGTTGTTGTAAAGGATGAGGAAAGTTGGTTTCAAAATATGTTTGTTACAGGGCCAGGATTTCAAATGGCACAAAAGTTTATTGAAAATATTTTTGAACGACATATAGATTGGGTAGCGCTAATCCAAAATGACGATAATTATAAGAATATATTACAGGTAAAAATTCAAAAAGAATTTAAAGTAACTCCTCATTATTTGGAAATAGAGCATGATATAGATCTAGGATATAAGATGGGGGTTTATTTATGTTTAGGTCAACATATTTTTAATGTATCACATAATGATTCAGTTCATATATCCTTTTTCAAAACATTTCAGGCAATTCAACAATATGTAGTGGAAAATGGAAAAGCATTAATTTTTATGGGTGAAGGGCAACATAAAATTAAACGAAAGGCGGAACAAGTTGCATGTAACGAAGCAATAAAATTTATTGAAGAAAATGGTGAAACAATTGAGTAATTTTATAAAAATTATAAAAAGTTATATCATTATAAGTTATATGAGTCATTTAGAAAAATTAAAACAAAAAATGATGATAAAACCAATTCTAAAAGATCAAGAGAAGGTTGAAGTTATAATTAAAGGAAAAAATATTGGCGAAGAAGGCGAAATAACAGCGCCGATAAAAGCAACGTTAATTATTGACGAAACAAAAAAAGGGTTTGATCGGGACGCTGTTTTAAATAAATTGAAAAAGCAAAATGTGTTAAAAGTAAATATAAAAGATATATCATTTGGAAAGCAAGATCTACGCCAGCCTGATGTAACTTTATCAGAATTACCTAAAAAGGATAAACAATTGAAAAAAACAAAAAAACCAAAATTTATTATCGAAGAAAGCGATGATGAAGAAAAAATTCCCGAAACGGTCGAAGAGGTTATACAAATTAAAGAGGAACCGATAAAAGTAAAAGGGCGACGTAGTAAAAAAGTAGTAAAGGGTATCGCTGTTTTAGGTCCAGAAATGAATATAAAAATAGGAGATACCCCTATTATGGATCGTATTTATAAAACAAAAGATCCTATAAATATTAAGGTTTCAAGTTATTATATGAATAATCGCGAAATTTTTATAAATTTTATTAATTCTCTATTTGAACCATATAAGCAGCGATTATTAGATAATAAAGAAGCGATTTCATGTGATACAATCGGTAAAACAAGTAAAGATTTCCAATTACTTATACATCAAGAAATTGTACGCGATTATATGAATTTATATACACCATATAGGGGGTTACTTTTATATCATGGGTTAGGTTCTGGTAAGACGGCTACATCGATTGCAATTGCAGAGGCTATGAAAAGTACCAAAAAAGTGATAGTGATGACCCCCGCTTCTTTACGCGCAAATTATATAGAAGAATTAAAAAAAGCAGGAGACGTTTACTATAAAAAGAATCAATTCTGGGAATGGATAGCATTAAATAATAATGAAGATTTATTACGGATTTTATCCGCGATTTTAAATTTGGAACAAGACTATATTTTGAAACAAAAAGGCGCATGGTTTGTGAATATAACAAAACCCTCTAATTATGATGAGTTGACAGATATTGAAAGAAGATCATTAGAAGCCCAATTAGATAAAATGATAGATAATAAGTATACATTTATAAATTATAATGGTCTTAGATCAAGTAAATTGTCACAGCTTACGTCGGGTTATACTAAAAATTTATTTGATAATGCGGTTGTTATTATTGATGAAGCTCATAATTTAATAAGTAGAATTGTTAATAAAATTAAGAAAGAAAAACCAATTCAAGAAACTGAAAGAGGAGAGAAAGAGCATTTACCAACTAGTTTATCGACAAAATTATATGAATATCTTTTAAGTGCGCAAAATTCTAGGATTGTTTTATTAAGTGGTACACCTGTTATTAATTATGCAAACGAATTTGGAATACTTTTTAACATATTGAGAGGGTATATTAAGACTTGGCATATTCCGCTTATTATAAAAACAACTAATAAAATAGATCGTACTACTTTGAATGAAATGTTAATCGGTGAAAAAACACATGATTATTTGGATTATTCTCCGTCAAGTAAAGTTTTAACAATTACTAGAAACCCTTATGGGTTTAAGAATAAAATAAAGGTAGGTAATAAGTATCAAGGTGTTTCGAATATAACAAAGGATGAAAATAAGAAGGAAATATTTGAGACAGAATTTATATCCGATGAAGATTTTGAGAGAAAAATATTAAATATCCTTCGTAAAAATAATATAGAGGCTAATATTGCGGCAATTCGTGTGAGATATAGAAAAGCATTACCAGATACATTCGAGCAATTTTCAAGTCGTTTTATTGACGAAAATACAAAAGAGCTGAAAAATAATGATGCTTTAAAAAGACGTATAATTGGATTATCTTCTCATTTTAGAAGTGCACAGGAAAGTCTGTTACCCAAATTTAATAAATTATTGGGAAGTGATTATCATATAATACGTATACCTATGAGTAATAAACAATTTCAATTATATGAAAATGCCAGACGAGAAGAAAGAAAACAGGAAAAGCCCAAATCAAAAAAAAAAATCAGCACAAGAAGAAGAGTTTAGTGGAACATATAAGATATTTTCACGTCTTTATTGTAATTATGCTTTACCAAACAGACCATTACCTAGAGATATTAAGATAGAATCATCTATTGCTGGACAACATGCTATTATGGTAAAAGAGATGATTATAGAACAGATAAAACAAAAGACTTTATTACATAGAGAACAAAAATTAGATGAACTTGAAAATGAAGACGAAAGAAAAGAGTTGAAGGAAAAAATGAGAACAGAAATAGAGAATCTAGCAGAAAAAATATTTCAAGAGTTACGGGAAAAAAATACAGAAGAAAACACAAAAAAGAAAGGTGTAAGTAAAAAAACAAAAAAGACAGACGATAAAGAAGATATTTCCAATATGTTTTCGATTGAGGATTTAGATAAAAAAGTTATAGAAAATGAAATAGCAAAATTAGACTTGGATAAAACAACCAATAATAAAAAAGAAGAAAGCGGTGTCGTAAATTTGTTATCAGAAGCAAGACGTGCTGAAACAAAAAAAGATATGGAAAATATAAATGAAGGAGAAGTAGAGGGAGATGAAATTTTAGATGAAATAGGCGGTAGTACTTATAAAGAACGTATAGAAGATGCGATACGGTTTTTACGTGATAATTCAAATGAATATTTAACGCCAGAAGGACTTCAAACATATAGTCCCAAGTTTTTACATATATTAGATAATATCAAAGATCCTGAATATGAAGGATTACATTTAGTGTATAGTCAATTTAGAACTTTAGAAGGTATAGGGATTTTTACACTTGTTTTAGAGAAAAATGGTTTTGCACGGTTTAAAATAAAAAAAAATGATTATGGCGTTTGGTCGATTGATATAAAGGAAAATGATGTAGGAAAACCAACATTTGCTCTTTATACAGGAACTGAAACCGTCGAAGAAAAAGAGATAATTCGTCATATCTATAATGGTGAATGGGACCAAATACCTAGTTCACTTTCCGAATCTTTGATGAAAATTGCAAATAATAATAATATGGGTGAAGTTATCAAAGTTTTTATGATTACTTCGTCAGGATCTGAAGGTATTAATTTAAAGAACACGCGTTATGTACATATTATGGAACCATATTGGCATCCTGTACGCTCAGAACAAGTTATTGGTCGTGCAAGACGTATTTGTAGTCATAAAGATTTACCACAACATTTACAAACGGTGGAAGTATTTGTTTATTTAATGGAATTTACAGCCGAACAACTAAAATCTGATGAAGCAATTGAATTAAAAAGAAAGGATTTAAGTAGAAAATTACCACCTGTTCCGCTAACTACTGATCAGAATTTATTTGAATTATCAGAAATAAAAGCAAACTTGAATCTTCAGTTAACAGACGCGATTAAAGAAACATCTTTCGATTGTTATTTATATTCGGGTAATAAATGTGTTAATTTTGGTTCGCCTTCAAATGATAAATATGCTTATGTTCCTGATTATGCTGAACAACAGGGAGATACCACCGTTCGCGCAAATAAACAAAAAATAGAATGGGTTGGAAAACCAGTTGAAATAAATGGTGTTGTCTATGTTTATAAACGTATAAATTCCAAATTGTTAAATATATATGATAAAGCAAGTTATGAGGCAGCAGTAAAAAATCCTTCAAATGTTCCTCTACAAGTAGGAACATTAGAAATAAATGAAAAAGGTCAACAAGTATTCAAACAGTTGATAACATAGTTCAGCGATTTATGTAAAAGGTGTAATATTATTTGATATATCTATTTTTCTAGAAGAGATATAATTCTCTCTATTTTTTCATCAAGTTTGTCAATTTTCTTATGTAAAAATATGATTTCTTCGTCGATATTTGAGTTGAGCGACGGTTTTCGTTTTAGTTTATCAAAAATGGATATAGACGGCTGAATTGTTTGATCTGCCCATGAAATATGTTTACTATTATCATTATCTAGTATTTCAACTTCTTTTTCATAAATATTATTATCAAGTTCTTCATTAATTTTAATGTATGTTATATTATTAGAATTTTTTAAATTGCGAGTATCTAAACTAGGAGTATCTAAACTAGGAGTATCCAAACTAGGAGTATCCAATTTATTAGTATTTTTTGTTACTATATCATTTTTTTGATAAACTTTATCGATTTCATAATTTCTAGATTTTATCATTTCCTGAATAAGTTTATCGGTCTCTTTCAAAGGCTCGTCTTCCATTTTGATTTTAAAATCTGGTACAGGAGGAGGTTTAATATTAATACTAGAATCAAAATCATTTTTTTGATTTTGATATTCTATATCAAATTGATTTACTTTATTTTTTTGAATATCTTCGTGTGTAACTAATTTAGATTTATGGTCATACTCATTAATATTACTTCTAATAAACATAATATATTTTTTATTTAACTCCATTAGACTATTACATGTATTAAATTGATTTTGGTAAAAAGGATTATAATTTTGATTAAATAAATTATAAATATGGTGTTTACCATTATTATCAAGTGTGATATTTTCGGATATTAAATCCCATAATAATGCTTTATTTTCGTTTGTTTTGAATTGTTCCATTATTAGTATAATATTAGAAATACTTTTTATATTATAATGTTTCGTTAAAATATATTTTACGAAATTTTGACATATATTCATCGTCGATCCTTCGAGATTTTAAATATTTTGTAGACATCTTATCTTCTAGCATTTGAACAATAAAAAATAGCGAGTACACGCCGCATTCAGTATTACCGTTTTGGTGTTCATACCCTTCACTTGTATCATAATTAAAATTTATTTTAGGTCTAAGAGATTGTCCTTGTTGTTTTATTTTTTTGACAAAATCATTTATTTCTTTTGGTGCAGGATCTCCTGTACTATCAAAGAAAAATATCATCTTTTTCTTTATATTAATAAACATCGATATCCAATGTTGACCAGGTTTATCATGTGGATCGGTATTAAATATTATACCAAATTTAATTCGCCCCTTATCTATTTCGCGTTTTAAATTAAAATTACATAGTTCTTCCCATACACATTCACCATATAATTTTTGTTTATTGAAATCAATTGGTGAAGGACCAATAAAGTCAAAACATTTATATGCCTTTTCATATTGTTTCATTACTTTGATAATATCTGTACTAGATAACCATTCGTTGGGGTTTTTTTTCCATTCTATAGGTGTTGTTGGAGCAAAAGATTCTTTTAAATCTTTTGATATATCTCCAAAATGATGTTTTTGTTTTAGCCAACAAGACTCTTTATTACAAACATTTGAGAGATGATTACTTAACTCTTCGTGAATTTTTTTAGTATTATTTGTATTGATTTTATTATCAGGATGTCTTGCGTTCCACATGTCTCTTAAATTTATTATAGCGTCATCTGTATAACACGAAAAATCATTTATTTCGTCTTCACCTTTTGGACTACAGTTTACATTTATCATTTCTTTACCTCCTTTCATTTTATATTTCATAGATACCCTCTTTTTTTTGGTCTTTTTCGTCTTGATCATTCTTTTCATTTGTTTTGTTTTTTTCATTTTTTTTCTTTTGGATTTGATTGGTACTCTCATAATTATTAGTGATATTTTTCTTTTTTGAAATTTTTTTAACTCCTTTGGTTTTTAAATTTGGATCTTTAAGATTAATATTTTTTTTTTGTGGCAAAATAATATCCTTTTCACCAAGGCTGGTTTTAATTACAAATTTATCTAGTAAGTTTTCTACTTTTAATGTTTTTATAAATTCGTCATTCGCATGAGTATAGTTATTACTAACGTCTAATGATGGATTATTATTGTAATCTGATATTGTAGATAGATCTTTTTGAATAATATCATTATTATCTAAACTTTTGAAAAAATGAATACAACTGTTTATATAACTTTCAAATGTATATTTAACTTCTGGATAAATATTACATGATGCGTCTGAAATCAACTCTTTGGTGAGACTGATGATTCTTTTACGATAGAATTTTTTATCTTTGTCGTATTTTTTTTTATTATTACTATGTTTTATATATTTATCAAATCGTTCTTTATTTAATAAGTAATCTAATGTTATTTCATTTATAAATTGCTGCGACATATCTTAAATATATAAAACAAAATTCTAATTTAATTACAACTATTAATATCTTTTACTTGTACCCTTGTATTATTGTTAAATAAATTTACTCCTAAAATATTTGTATCTGGGTTGGGATTAAATTGAGGGAACGCTTCTTGTTTAAAGAGTAAATTACGATCGCCTAGATTCGTGTGTTTTGTAACCTGTAAATTGAAATCGTATAGATCGCTATTACTTTTTGGTACATACTCGGCCTGATTACATTTTTGAAGCGCATATATCTGGTTTCTTAATTCGGATTCTAAATTAATATTTGAGGCAAATCCTGACCACGGGGCTTGACGATTACCAGGATTGAATGTAGTATTAGTATTATAAGTAGGTAAGTCTTTGAATTGTTGTTTTATTTCGCGCCGAGGATCTACTATAGGAAGATAGGAGTATTTAGTCATTACTGGTCTAACATCTAAATAAGGTTGTAATGGCTGAGATGGTAGATTTCTACTATATATTTCTCTGTTCATACGTTCTTGAAATGATGTGGTACATTCGGATGTCATAATATATATTTATACTTTATTTAAATTATTGTTAACAAATTTAAAGATATAATTTATATTTTTTATAAATATGTGCGGTATATTCACATTAGTGAATATAAATTATTCAAAGTTATCGGTTTCTACAATTAATGAATCTTTTTTAAAAGGAAAATCACGTGGACCAGAGAATTCTACTACCAAACATTTTCTAAATAGTTTCTGCGGATTTCATAGATTGGCTATTACACCCTTGAAGATTTAAAACGCCGTTTTCACAGAGTAAAAAAATCAAAAGTGTAAAATCAATAGTAGGAGTTTCACCTACGATGGTCTAACTTTTTCCTCTTTATTTTGATTATTTGAAGAGGTGAAAGACGAAATTTGAAAACACGCAGGGCGTTCTTGCCTATCAATCCAGGATTTTGTAATATTCATTATATTGATTGCTGAATTAGCGTCTCTTGTTCTAAATACGGTTTGTTTGACTTGGGGTCTCACGCATCCAGAACATACTCCATTCGCCGTAAGCGAATAGTCGTTGCCTCTGTTACACGAGAGGCAGACTAAAAGACGGAACTGCTTGTTTCCATTACTATGCTTGTAATAAGATAAATCATTATTACATTCACAGCATTTTTTACTTGTATTACATTCATTTATGGTAATTGTATCATATTTTTTATGGATTTGTTTTCGTAATCCTTTATTGAGCGTAGGCATAAAGTGTTTCATTTGAGTGCTTCTGCTCCAATTTCCATAACCAATTAGGATATTTTCACCAAAGGTTTCCTTGATTTTATTGAGGAACTTATCCATACTCTTCTTACCATAACTATATTGTCTAAACTTCATTTTCCTCCAAACATCTCGTTGGTAGAAATCTAATGTTTCTTTATTCAGTTTATCCTTTTCTACCAGAAACACCTTAAACTTTTCATAATCTACGGATTTGCTATTTTGAACCGATAAATGAGTTTCTTTTTCTATGATGTTATTTCGTTTCTTTTCCACTAATAATATTCGTTGGTTTGTTTTTGCTTTGCTTTCTCGTTTTCTTTGCGGTGCTGTATATTGGAGTTTGTTTCCTTTGTCGTCCATCATATATACCAGACTGCGTTTTCCAGGGTCGCAACCAACAATATTACGAGGTGCTACTTCGTTGAGTTGTTCTAATGATAAATCTTCTATGTTATGAAAATCTTGTTCTTGTAAAGTAGGAACTCTTGAACCCCACTTCTTATCTTTCAAATCCTTACGAATAAACAACAAAGAACAACTAATTCCGTCTGTTTGGAGTTGGTAATGGAATTGGTAATATTTGCTTTTGAATGTTTTATCTTGTAAGTTCAATAAACTATTCCATATATCGTGTTGATTTTCCTTTACCTTCTTTAATAACTCACTCTTCTTTGCGTTTTCAGGACAGAATAAACTAATGATACACGCAGTATCCAAAATGATATGCTTGGGGATAATATTATTACGAAGTGGTAAAGGTTGGAATAATTTATGTTCTTCCTTTTCTAATATATCATTCATATACAACATACCTTTCAAAAAATCAAATGGTTTCACTTTTACATCATAATAAACTGATTTCTTAATATTTTCAGGAAATATATTTGGTAAATGAGTAGTTTTCCAGTCATCAAACATAGTATCTGTTTCTTCATTACATTCTAATAATTGCTTCTTGAACTTGAATAAAACTGCTTTATCTTCCGTTATGTTTGATGTGGTTTTGTTGATGAACCGAAGGAAGTGTTGAATAAAGTGTTCTTGTGTGTTGTTAGATAAAGAAGTATGTAGTTGCGTTGCTAAATAAGGTAATAAAAAAGTAGTATTCTTTAGTTGTGTTTTCTCGTGGTTCAGTAAAGGTTGATATTCATTATCGTAAAACTCTTGTAATTCTTCCAACAGGTTAGTATCTTTGCTTTTTGCTCCTTGATTACTTCTTATTCCTAATGTTTTGATACAATACAGAATAAACTTCTCGTTTATTTCAGGTAAATGTTGATTGTTATTATAACATTTCAATATATACAACCTGATAAACTGATAAGAATGTATCATCAAATCGTTCATTTCAAAAACCAAGTTGGTAATAACTGGTTGGACTTCTTTATGGTTATGTAATACAGATTTGAGTGTGGTTTTGATGGTAGTGTAAGCAGATTTATCTGTGGAACGGAACTCTTGGAAAGTATCCTTCTTTTTCTTTTTCACCATTCTATATATTTACTAAATATTTTATTTTTATATAGTTTTATTTATAAATAAAATTATATAAAACCCTAAATATTCTCATCGGTTTGTTTTTCTTCCATTTCCTTTTGGAGTTTTTCCTTTCTTTTCAAATATGCTCGTCTCGCATATATTTTTTTTTGCTCTGGTGTAGGGCTGTAATCACTTTTATAATTTGTTTTTTGTTGATATTCCTTAACACGTTGTTTTTGTGCTTCTTTATGCTTTTCATAATATACCTTACTACTTGCTGGTGCTGTGTATTTTTTAAGATGCTCTTTAGTTGATTGAAGTTCTTGTTGAGTGGATTGTAATTCTTCTTCTAATTTCTTTATTTTTTCATCTTTATCCATTACGATACTATATATAATAATAAATATTTATATCTTTTTTATTATATTTTCACGGCGTTTTAAATCTTCAAGGGTGTAATAGTAAAGGTGAAAAATTATTACCAAAGGAAATTATTTATAGAAAAAAGGAGGCCTTTAGTGATGGAGTAAGTTCAAAAAAAAGATCATTTTTTACTATAATACAAGAAACCATACAAAAAGAAATGAATTATACAGATATATCAGGAGTAGATATTGAAAAACGCTATTATAAGTTTTTGTTTAATGAGTTTTTTTATAATTGTAATAAAGTTATACCATACTTATGGATGCCGAAATTTTCTCAAACAGATGATCCAAGCGCTAGATTATTAGATATTTATAAAGAGGATGACCCTGAAATGAAAAGGTGGGCGGAAGGAGGTATATCATGTATAATAGAGCCTATAACAGAAATATAAATATTTTATTTCTTTATTATATGAAAGGGTTATCATTAAAATTACAAGAAAAGGTGTTTGATTTTTATATTTATATTTCTTATTTTTTAATAATTATATCTTTTTTAGGTACATCGTTTTTTAAAAACACAACATATGCCGGTTATTTAGATAAGTTTGTACAGGTATATATTGCATTATTTTTAATTTGGAGGTTTAATCCTTATCGTAAAACTAGATTTTCTTCACTTGATAGAAAAATAGCTTTTAGTGCTGGATTTTTATTACTAACAACTTCTATTCTAGAAACTTATATCGTATCGTATATTACATCATATACTAGTCATTCATATATTTTGAAATCATTTATTGGCAACATGAATCTTAAATAGATCATTTATAAAGTTTATGGTTACAAAGCCTATAGACTAGCGAATAAAACCATTTATAATATAATATTACTATTTAAAAAAAAAATAATTATTAATATAATGATACCTTTTATATATTATAATAACAAATATTGTGTAACAGATATTCAAAACCTCGTGTGTTTAGGGGTCTCAATTATAATAACAAGTTCAATTATTTGTCATTATTTTTATCCAATAGATTTTATTATTTATAAATTATTTCCGTTGGTTTTTATACACTGTATAACCGATCTATTTTTAACTAGAAAACCGGATATCATATTACATCATTTGTTATGTTTATCTATGTCTACATATATGTATTCAAAACAATTGCCACTTGGGATTGTTTCTACACAGGCGATTACCGTACTAAGTCTTGAAACATCTACCATTTTTTTAGTAACACGAGAGTATTTGGATAAAAGCAGTTTTTTATATAAAATAAATAATATTTGTTTTGTATCAACATTTATATATCTTAGAATTTATCTATTGATAAAACATTTGTTTTTAGATGAACGTTATTTATATTATATGAATAATAATAATAGTACATATGAATTATTTTGGTACCATACAGGGTTGTATTCTTTTTTATTATTAAATTTATATTGGGGCTTCATCATAGTAAAATCAATTATGAAACCCGTGCGTAAACAATTTAAGATATATTTTACGTATAGATTATCCGAATTTTTATTACAATTTACTTATTTTTTATCACCTGTAATTTCATTATATACATATATAGATAATAATAAGAGTGATAGAAAATCGTTAATTATGATTGATTTATTCGGTCAATCTATTTTATCCATTAACAGTTTTAATTATCATAGGGCAATTTTTAACCAAATTAAGAAGGACGAAAAAGAGGATAATAAAATTAAGAATGACGAAAAAAACGAGATAGAAATTAACTTATTATCTCCAAATATTTATAAATATTATATTTTTGATATTTTAAGTATACATATCCGAAGTTTTTTATGTACTATAGTAAACTTATATGGTATAGAAATTAAAAACATGATTTTTATAGTTGGATGGTTATTATATATGCATTTATGTAGTTTATTTCATTTTTATCATGATATTTTGGACAATATTTTATCCAAAACAGCAATAATATATGCTTCAAAAGATAGATTAATTGAATATGTGGTAAGAGCTCCTATTTTTATAGAAATTTTAATTACAATAATGCACTCTAATAGTTTAGTTGCTAGTAATCATAATTTGATTTCTTTATTTGGTATTATTTTACTATTACATATAAAACCTTTTTATGAATTAAATCATTTTGTTTTACATATTCTACTTCTTTATCAAACATATGGACTTACCGCTTGTAATAACAGTTTATTCTAATTGTTAATAGAATTAATAATATTATTGTTTTTTTTTTTTTTTTTTTTACTTTTTTA